TGACTCTTAATCAGTGGGTTCTCGGTTCGAATCCGAGGGGGTGCACGGAAGTAAGGGTATAGGTGAAGCCGCAAGTGAAGCCGAAGCCCACAAAAGTGAAGCCCGCCCCCAGTTCCGGGGGCGGGCTTACTGCTTTTTAGCTTTGAGGTGGGACTGCGGTGACCTTGTGCTGATTGGCAAAGTGACGCCGAATTTCGGCTGTGTCCCAAATGCTGTCAATCTCAATGACGGCACCGCATAGGTCGCAGGTCGCACCAATTGTTGCTCGAGCGGTCATGTGGTCTGCCTTTTCCTCGCTCACAGTCTGGACTCTCGTTTGGTGAATGTGACTCGCTTGCCACATAGGTAGAAGAAGCGAACAGGTATTCCGCGCTGCCCCTGGTAGCGCTCAGAAAAGCACCGCCACTCTGGGTTACCGATTCGGATCAGCCAGCCGGCGGGGAGTTGATGCCAGTCGCTCACAGCCCCGCCTTCCAACAGGTGCATACAGCAGACTGCGGCCCCCACCAGGTCGCGCAAGCATTGGCGTCGTGTGGTGCGTCCGCGAGCATCTGGCGGGCCTGGTCAAGCTGCTCGACTAGTGCGGCCGTGTTCTGCGCCTTGATCCACTTCTGGTGCTCGACCTCGCGTCGCGCGTCGTCACGTTCAGCGGTCACAGCGGCGAGGGAAGCTATCAGAGCAGGAACATCATCTGCTGCCAATTGAACGATCTCTTGCAAGGGCACAATTCCCCAATCGGCACTCGTGACCCGTGCGGCTCGGGACGATATTTCCCTGATGTCAGGCGTGGGGGCGGTCATGCGGTGGCCTCAAGGTGGTCACGCATCATTTGCTCCACCGTCTCGTCGGGGTCGTCCAAGTATTTGTAGACATACTCGGTGACTTCCCGCAGCTTGGCTTCTGCCCGGTCGGCCCGGTCGCTCTCAGCAGCTAGGGCAACTTCGAGACCGTCGATTGAGTCGGAGCCACGCAGCCACAACTGGTAGTAGTGCTTGCCCAAACCATTGAAGGGGGCGCTGTCAATTGCGAGGGCCTCTTTCGGCCCGATAACCCTGCCCTTGTCTGTGACTCGCGCGGCGTCTTTGTCCTCGGTAGACTGCACAGCAGCCCCTCTCTGTTGCATCAGGTGATGGGGTAAGCCGGGTGCAGATGTTGGTCTGCCCCGGCTTTTCTGTTTCCACCATACCTCCACATGTGGTGTGCGGCTAGTCATATCTGGGTGGTGCTGCTAACCGAGTACAGCCTCGATTCTGACGCCGACACGGTGGCACTCAACTATGAGTTGCCCCATGTCTGGGTCGGTGTAGTCGCTGAGCATGATCCCCAAACGCATTGCTCTCATGCCGGTTTCGGATGCCGCTTGGTAGGCGGTTGCGGTGTGCATTCTGATCCTTCCACTGTCGGGTGTGGAGAGTGAGTATGACTCAGACGGCTGACATTCGGAGGAATGTTCGATGATCGTGGTTGCTCGTCTAGGTTGGCGGGATGGCTGTGCAACCTGACAAGCGTCCGAAGCAGGCACAGGATGAGGCGGCCGGCACGAACGTCACCGAACGATTTCGTCACGGCAACTACTGGCTTGGTGCACTAGCCATGCTCCCCAACCCGGTCAGCTACACGATCCGCCGCGACGGGTCAGCCCTCTACCAGGGTGACGTCTGGTACGACCACACCCGCCGATGGACCACCACACGCGGCGGGGTCGACCACTGGGATGTGGGACCGCTCGAATGCCTCACTTGGTGGGCAAACGCCAGATAGCCACCTAGGATCGCGGACATGAGCAGGAATCACACGACAAGCAGCACACGCACGATCCAGTACGCATGCCTTGCGTTGTTCGCCGTGGCCGTTCTGCTGCTCGTCTACCTGGCCGCAAACAAGGTCGCCGCGTCCGGCCCTGCCGCCAATGCCCAGCCTGGCCCAATACCAACCTTCGGCTCAACCGACCTGCCCGCACCTGACAACCTTGACAAGCTCAAGTCGACTATTGCGGCAGGCGGAACGGTAACTGTCTACGCACTCGGCTCGTCTGTGGGGGTTGGCGCTACTCTCCCCGATCCCGGTACACAATCTCCATCTGCCTATTTGGCGAGCAAGCTTGGCGCGCTGACCCCTGGCGGCGCGGAAGTGCACAACCTGTCCGTGAATGGAAGCGTCGCTGTGGAGGGTGAGCAGATCTACCGAGATCAAATCAAGCCGAACAACCCCACGGTTCTTCTCCTGACCTACGGGATGAACGATGGCATGGCGGCCAACTTCAACAGCGGAGAAACCCTGCCTGGGGGCATCGCTGCAATCAAGTCGATCTCCGAAGCTGCCCGTGCGGCGGGGACGACGGTTCTCTTGGCGACGACTCCAAGCCCTAATGTGGAACGAACCGACTTTGGTCTGCCCTCGGGGTTCGATGTGGCTTATCCAAGCAGTGGCGAACTGACCCCGGTGAATCCCACGGTGGATGTGAATGGCGTGCCCTTTAGTGCCCGCCATGCAGAGTGGAATGACGCTTTGGCGAAGACCGCAGATGAGTCCGGTGTTCAACTGTTAGACGTGGTGCCGTCCTGGTCTCTAGCTGTGCAGGCGGCCGGCGAAAGCAATCTATTCAACCCAGCAGAAACCGTGCACCCCAACCTGCGAGGTCATCAAAGCTCCTACTGGGCAGCCATCGACCAGTTCGTAGAGTCCTTCTAAACGCCGAACAAGCCGCCACCCCGGTTGGGGTGGCGGCTTGTTTCATGCGATGCGGGTGGCCTTGAAGTAGCTATCCCGGTAGATGGTCGTGGCACTCGAACTAGAAGTGTCCTGAGACCACTGTGGCTTGATCGATCCGCTTGTCGAACCAACTCGGACAATGCCTCGAGCAAGGGCGAAGGCGTCAGCGTCATTTCCGCCAACGGGCAGCCCGTAGGTGTCGGGAAGGGCAACGGATCGGTGGGTAGACGGGCCGCTCTCGACCCCGGTGGCGTTGGTAGCGAAACCTGTAACCCCAAGTCTTCCCGATGCCCCAGAGGGGAGTGCCAGGCCGATGCGAAGGTCGCCGGTCGTGCCCGTGTAGTAAGCCCCGATCTCAACTTCCCAAACCTGATTTGCCCCGACGTCGACGCCGAGCTGACTGTCAGCGGCAAGCGTGGTGCTTGACGTTCGAGTGGTCGCGTCAACCCGGTACGTGACAAGCGGGGAGTAGGGCACAGGCTTCGGAGCAGCAGCGAGTGAAGCGGTGTTCAGGGAGTTTACGAACTCGTCGATGGCCAGCCAATAGGACTGCTGATGTCCGAGCAGGTTCGGGTGTGCGTACTCGTTGGTGTCAAAGAGGGCACCCAGGCCGTACTTTGCGACCGCTTTGAACCAATACTTTTCGGCGTCGAGAAGGATCGCGCCCGTGTCTGCTGCGAGCCGGCGCAGCGACTCATTCACCCTGACGTGCCGATACGAAGCAGGAACGCTGGTGCCGTCCGCGTTCACGTACTGGACAGTGCTGCCTGCCTTGTTGTCAGCAGGGATCGGAGGGTTCGACGGGTAGCTACTCGTTCCGGGGGTGACCCACATGGAGTCGGTCATGAAGTTCGTGTTGGGGTGCGGGGTCGTGAAGATGACGACGTCGGCACCGTCGCTCTGTGCCTGCTCGACCAGTTTGCGACCAAACGTGTAGACGCTGGGGTATGTCTGGCCGGTGTGATAGGCACCGGGCATGCCGTCGTTCATTCCGTAGGCGATGACGACCAGGTTGGGGTTTCCGCCCGCAGCCGTTTTGCCTGCAGGGTAGTGGGTTTCGTAGCCCGTGAGGATGGCTGTGCCGTTGACGGACTGATTGGTGACAGCGACCGGCTTGTTGCTCAGAGGGATGAGGACTGGTTTGAGTCTTGCGGCAAGACGGTTCACGGGGGCTTGAGTGGACGGATCGGGCAGGGTTGCACCGACACCAACCGACGACCCCAGGCCAATGATGCGGAACGTACCCGGGGCGGAGTCGTCATTGGTGGCGGTAGATGCAAGTGCCCGAGTGAGGGCCGCGGTCATTGGTTGCGCGGTCGCTGATCCGTTGTCTCCGCCTGCGATGTCAAGGTTGTTGCTGAGGTAGTCGAGTACGACGTCGGGAAGCTTGCCGCTGTCGACGTCGGCGGATACGAGGCGGGGGACACCCATGGGGACGACCTTTCGGTTAAACAGAAAAGCCGCCCCGATGTGGGACGGCAGAACAGACGGATCTAGTGGAGTTGATACGGCTCTATTGCGTTGAGTGAATAGAGCGGGTTAGGGGGCGACGTATCCGGTTCCGACTGACACGGCGAACTCGGTCAGCGGGTCGATGAGCCGGCGGGCAGGTGACTGACCCGCGACAACGACAGCCCGCTTAAGCGACCCGTCAGCGTTCCGGACAATAGGCAGGGTCGATTGGTTGCCCCACAGTTTCACCGTGAACGCACCGTTAGCCCATGTGGGGGATGCGAACCAGGTCGGGTTGTCGATGAACATGGGGACAGGGTTGTCGGGCAGTTGGTCACAGCCGTGACTGATGTGGTTGGAGTCCCACAGGCTTGCTTGGTCGAGTTGGATGCTGGGGCGAATGTGTGTGATTTGTCCGCGCACCCACTCATGGTTGATGCCCGAGAACCTGCCACCCGACCCGACGCCGGGGTGGTTGGCGTTCATCTCGATCCGCACGTCCTCAGTCGTGGGGTCGATGGTGGGTGTGGCGACCGACCCTGCGATGGAGAACGTCAGACCCGAGTACAGCGAGTGGTGGATGTACGACCGTTTGATTGTCGGACGCACAGACCCGTTGAACCCGATGGGGGATGCGCTGATCATCGAGCCTGCCTCGTCGCGACCGTCGAAGTCGCAGTCAAGATAGGTCGAGTCGATGGTCCGGTAGTCGTTGACCATGAACGTCTCGCCCGTGTTCGGCGAGTTGCCGCCGCCGTACGCAATTCCCCGGACTCGTATCCGCTGCCAGACTTCACCACGGCCCATGTAGTTGACCAGGCCGCTCGAGAACATGGGCAGACCATCAGGGCCAGCTTGAGGCGCACCAACGAAGGCCAGATCGGACAGGGTGCGCACCTTGCCGCCGCTGCCACCATTCGGGCCGTAACGCAGCAAACCAGCGCCCGCGTCTTTGGGTCGCGACACCTTGTAGGTGAAGCTGTTCGGCTTTGTGCGGATGACCGTCTTGTCGATCCCAGCCCCCCGCAATCCAAGAGACTTGGGTGCGTACACCGAGTAGTTATTCACGTCCGCGTTGTCGACGATGGGGTACTCGCCGGCGGGGAGAACGACGCGCGCTTCCGATGCCAGCTTCTTCAGCGCAACACCAATGTGCTGCCCACTGACCGGGTTCAGCGTCAACCAGGCCACCTCAGGCAGCACGGGTAGCGCATCCACCGTGTAGTCGACGGTGGCAGTCTCACCTGCCACCGCCACCGTCACACGGCTCATGCGGTATACACCGCCGTCTTGCCGTCATCCGTCTTCAGCGTCCACGTGCGGTCGGGGTCGGTCAGCTTCACACCGAACCGGCCCGTAGCAGTCGCCGTCTCGCCAACCGCAGTCACCTGCACAGACACGGCACGCTTATCCGACACAACGGTCAGCTCGATGGGCGTCTTCGTCAGGTCGATGGTTGCAGTCAGCATAAGGGGCCTCTTTCGATTTGGACGAGCAAATTTGGATACGAATTCATCAGATCTGGTTGCTGTGCCGCCAGGTGTGGGTTATGCTCGTTTTCGACACCAATAGACGCAGACTCAGCGCTCTTGACTCGGAAGGCACAAAATGACCAAGCTCCTTACCCTCGAAGAAGTGGCCGAGATGCTGCGCAGAACGCCGGCACAGGTCCGCTACATGCGCAGCGTCAATACCGGGCCGCGGTCGGCCAAAATGGGAGGCCGAATCATGTTCCGTGAGCAGGACGTAATCGACTACATCAACGCCGCATTCGAGGGGCAGTGATGAGTCTCGACTTGAGCAAGGCGACCATCGACCCGCTCTGCACTCTCCGGAAGGCTGGCCCCAATGATCGGGTAGCCACAGCATTACGTGGCTTTAAGGCCGAGGCTAAGCTGCCCGTTCGTGTGCTGCATGAACGGACGAACATCTCCACGGCCACGATCAACCGCATTCTCAACGGCGAGCTGGACATCCGCGTGGTGCACATGGCCGCACTCGCTGAGGCATTAGGCGTAACGCCCATGCAAGTGATGCAGCGTTCGGAGTGCTTGTAAACGCGCGACTTCTAAGCCCGTGGCAGGCCACCGCCTGGTTCCGGAATGCGGAACCAGGCGGCACTTTATTACTCAGCCAGGTGTTCGCGCGTTGGCTCGACATGCGTGTTCGGCACCACGTAGGTAGCTACAGCCGTGAGGATCGCAGCAGCGAACCCAAGCCACGGGCCGTACTCCTCAGGGATGAACGTCGTACCCGCAGTGATCAGCGTGCCGATCAGGGCAACAAGGAACTTGGCGACGGACTGGATCTTGGCGAACATAGTTACTCCTTAGTGGTTTCGTCTTGCCGCAACTTGCTCACGGCCTCAGTGGCAACAGCACGCTCAACCGTCGACTCGAACATTTGCGGGTCGATGCCAAGCGCCTCGAAGTCTTTGTCTTCGGGAAGGGGGAGCGCACCGTGACGGCCACGCTCGTCCCACCACGACAGGCGCTGGAAGTGCGCGTAAAGGATGGTCCGGGAAGTGAGAACACCGGTCTCAAGCTTCTGGATGCGCTCCATAAGTGGCTGGGTGGCTTTCTGGACTTCCGAGCGGACCAACTCGGCAATGTCCAGCGACGTCTGGAAGCGATCCTTGTTGTCGGTGGCGACGTCCTTTTTGCGGGTGGCGACGAACACCAGAACACCCAGGGCCAGAGCGCCTAGACCACCACTACCTAGGAGCTGCAACCATTCCGGGATCACTTGGTACCTTTCGTTCCCCGCCGTCGCGGTTTGTTGTGCCTACCCGCGTACTCGACGCCCAAATACCAGAGCCGAAGAACCGGCAGAACCAGGCCCCACACGACAGCAGCACTCACGAACAGGCGCGTCGACGTACCGCCGCCCACCGTCCGCAACGCCACGAAGTACATGCCGAGGATGGAGACGAGCATGATCTTCCCGCCCATCTCCACAGGCCACAGGCGGGGGAACGCAGCCCCGAACAGGCACACCACGGCGCACACTACGAAGATGATTCCTAGGGCGTTAGACGCCGCATCCGGGAGCAACGTGTCCAGCGCAGGGATACCCGACTGGACTGCGTAGATGCCACCCACGATCAGCAGCAGGTCGAAAACAGGAAGGGCCACCCGTTTGAGTGGCCCCGCATACTTGATCTCATCAGGAGGGATCGCCCCCGGTGCCCAAATAGAGGCACGCCCAACCCGGGCAAGCGCCCGTTTCAGCTTGTTCATGAACCCTCCCCAGGGTTGGTAGAGAGTTACGGCTTAGAACACATCGCCTTGATCAGGTCATACAGGCGGTCATTCGCCGTGGCGTCAATCACGCCCGACGCCAACAGGGTGATCTGCTTGGACTCTTCAGGGGTCAACGAGTGATAGTGCCCCGGGCCGACAAGTGCTTCGCCGCGTTTGCTGCTGCCTTTAAGGTGGAACATGGGTTCGTCCTTTCGTTGGGCAGTGACCGCCCGGAACTCGACCGCAGTAGTAGCGGCGGGGGTGATGGTGGTTGCTGCTGTGACGGGGTGGCCCACGAAGTCGCCGCACCATCCGAGGTAAGGCCGCTGCGTCTGCACAGCTCGAGCCGCGAGCGTCATGACGCCAACCCGTGCGCCAGAGGAATCAGTGAAGATCCCCAAGCCGCCACCGATCGACATGCCCACATCGCCGGCACGCTTGTTCGCGTCCGTCCGGTTCGGGCTGACACCGAAATAGACGGGCACACCTGCAGGCGGGTACAGGTCGCCGTGCCGTTTGTCTGCGGCGTAATTCCATGCGTCAAGTGCGGTCGCGAAACGGCCAGCACCAGGACCAGTAGATGCGGGCGAACCGAACCACTGGTACACGTTCGCCAGGCACCGGCCCTGAGGCCGAACCGTGAACCCCACAACGGAGCGGGCACGGGCAAGAGCGGCAGCAGAATCGAGACTCACAGTGGGCCTCCATCCGTTTGCGGCTGACCGTCAAGATCCGGGGGTGGGCCAACCTGGTCGGCAGTGATGAACTCAGGCTCGGTAGCCACAGTCACCACCCCCACGTCTGAACGCTGACCTTCACGGATGCGTTCGCACCGCCGTTGACGAAGATGGACACACCCGACGCGGACAACTGCCCGCCGTTGACGACGGGGTTGTTCTGTGCGCCACCAATGGTCTGCATGAAGATCCCGCCGCAACGGTTCGGGAACGGGGTCGCGAAGTTGAACGAACCCACACCCGACGCATTCAGGCCAAGCTCCGTGTAGAACTCATACCTCTGAATGACCGCATTGGAGGGGACAGCGACACCACCAGCAGCGGCATAACTGGAACCGTTCAGGTAAGTCGTCGGCAAAGTCCACGACCCACCGATACGGCTGTACACCTTGTTCGTGGTCGTGTCGTGCCACTCGAGGCCTTCCCACACGTCCTTACCGGTCGCTGCGTTACGTTCCGCTGTGGTCCCTACACGCCGGTTGCCGACCTTGGCGGCATAGTCCGAGACGAGGTTGCTGTCGGTGGCGAGGTCAGGTGCCCCACCGTCCAAAAATTGGGGTTGGTTCTTGCTGCCACTGGTGCCGTCTGCCGCCATGATGTGTCCTTCCGGGCGCACGAAAAAACCGGCACATAGGCCGGTCGAGAAAAAGTAGGTGGCTAGTTACGCCAGGTAATGTCGAGAGCGCCCGTCAGACCATCCTGACCACGGCTCGCGTACACGTTGTAGCCGCCGTGATTCAGGCCGATCCCGCCACCGTTCGCCTTCAGATAGTCGATGAACGAAAGAGGCAACGGCTGCCAACCAGTACGGCCAGGCGGCTGATACGTCGCACCCACGAACGCCACCGAACCTGACGGCTTCGTGGGCGACGTGTGCAACTGCAAGTTCGGTGACGCCCCACCCGTACGAGTCGCAGGCAAATAGATCGCCGCAGCAACAATCGCAGCCGTGTCAGGAATCGAATCCGCAACCCCGGTGCCGTAGAACCATGCCCCGACCAGCGAATCGGACGCCCACACATCAGCTTTAGTCCACCGACCCGACTGGAACGACCCCGTATCAACCGCAGTGAACGGCGGCGGATGGAACTCCTGAGCCGGACCGCCCGTGTTCTGATCCGGCGGCGTCACATTAGTTGGGGCCGAAATGGAACCCGTTACAAGCCCGCCATCCAAATCCCACGTGATCGACACCTGGTCATTCAGCGACGGCGTGTACGAACCAGCAACCGGCAGCGTGTACGTCACATCCCACGCCAACACGCTCACTCGAGGCGAACCCAAAGCCGTGATTACCCCACGGCCAGGCAACGAACGCGCCGGCCCCGTCACCGTCACCCGACCATCCAACGTCTGAACAACCACAGGATGACCAGCAGGCGGCAACTGCTGAGCAGACACCGGAAGCAAAGCCGTCGTCTCACCCAGATTCACCAAAACCTGCGAACCCGACCGGGCAACCAACGTCCCCATCTTCATCCCCACAACAGGAACATTCGCCAACTGCTCAGTGATCCGGGCCGCGAGAGTCATACCAGCTCCCTCACCACATCAAGCTCCAAATTCATCAAGTTCGACGAACCCAACGAATGCGACACCACACGACCCACCAACGGATCACCAATACGGCGCTCCACCGAAACCATGTCGCCATCCTCAATCAGAGGATTCACAATGCACTGCACAGGCACCCGGTACGACTGCCCCTTCTGCGCCTGCGACAGGACCGCCTTCACCGCAGAATCAGCCGCCGCTTTCGTCTTCACGAAGTCCGACGCGTAGTAGCGGGTGTACTCCCCGTAAGGCGACGACACAGCAAACGGGCCAGTAGTCACCTGCGCAACCGCATAGATCGGGTTGCGGTCTGCGTCCTCGAAGTTGCCGACGACGACGTTGTAGATGCCCTCGGACTCCATCGTGTCCGTCAGATCCAGAATGGTGCCCTCATCACCCAACACCAGCTCAGCAACAACCGAGCCTCGAGCATCAGGCAGCACCGACAGCGCACCATCCGGCGTGATGTACGGCACCCCACCCAAAGCGTCCGCGATCTCCTCGCACGCCTTCAGCACACCGCCCTGCTGAGCCTGATACACCGTCCCCGAAGGAACCGGCTTATCCGCCACGCTCCGAACAACCTGCAACCCCGAAAGGCGCTGCAACTCACCCCAACACGTCGCCCCGGCAGGCGGGTTCTGCTCCGAACGGAAACCCTTCCGTTCCACACCAATCAGCCTGTCCTCAAGCGTCAACGACACCCGCGACGACACCACAACCGGTGCACCCCGCAGATCCACAACAGTCTCAGACGACGACGGAACAGCAGTCACCCGGTAATGCCCCAACTGGATGCGCTCCGAAAAACCACCATCCGTGAACACCTCAAGAGCAACGTTCACCTCTTGCCCTGCCACAGCAAGCTTGTCAGTGAACGACCGCGGGACCAACGTCGAACCATCATCCGACGCATCCACGATCGTGACCGTGCCACCCGACTTGATCTTTGCCTCAGAATCCCACTTCAGATCCCAACCATCAGCACCCAAACCGGCAGCCGTACGGGTCGCCCCATAGAACGAATCCACCACCAGCCGGGTACCAAAACCGCCACCCTTGAGGACGCCCTTCAGGGCATCAGAACCAGCCCTCACAGCGCACCCCCCATCGCGTACAAACCAGAACCAGCAGGAGACTCAGTGAACCCAGTAGTCAGGAACATGCCATCCTCCGGTGCCTGCTGAGCTGAACCCAACGTGTACAACCCCGAACCAGCTGGCGACTCAACCGTCCCCAACGCAGGAGACGAACCATCCGCAATCCCGTAATTCCGGGCCACATCCAGCCGCGTCAAGTTGTACGCATCCACGTCCGCACGAGACGCATAGAACGCGTTCACGTCCGCACGAGTCAGCAACGAAATGAACAGACCAGGTGCCGGGGGAGCAACCTCATCACCTTCCATCTCCGTGACAATCTGCGAACCACCCAACACGTACGTCAGATCCTGCTCACGCGCATCCAGCACCGCAGCGAACAGTGGGCGGGGGAGACGCACCCGATCCTCAGCACCAATCCGGAAGCAGAGGACAGGGACCGTGTCCGAGTTGTAGTCCCCGAGCATCGCCTGCAACCGGTCCGCAGACTCAATGTCATCCACGATCACATCGAGTTTCACACCCGACAACCCACGACGCTGCCCCGAAACGACAACCCCCACACGGCGGCCCTGCGGGTAGAACACATCACCCTCAGTCGGCCTCGACAGGTCACGCGCCGCAGACTCACGAAACATCACCTGCACAGCGCCAGCCGGGTCCAACGGGTTATGCACCCACGTCCCCAACTCAGCCACCGTGATCGAAGCCGAATCCGTAAACCCCAGGCTCACACCCGAAGCATTGAACGCCTCAGCCCGATACGTAGCAGTCGCACCAAACGGCACCTCACCATCACGACGCGTGAACTGCCCAGCCGTCGAAGCCCGAACACCACCACGAACCGTGAACTGCCGCCCACCCGCCGACCGGAACAACGTCAACGACGCCGTACCAGCCGGCAGCGAACCGAAAAACACCTCAACACTCGGGCCAGAACCAGCAGCAGCCGGATACGCAGTCAACTCAGGTGCATAAGCCATCAGCGGACCTGCCTTCCCATACGGTTCGACAACTGGCCCTGCTGATCCGCACGCGCAATCGACACATCGATGTACTTCGTCAGGTCAATACCGCCCTTCGACTGGAGCGTCACCGAGAACGACGGGTTGAGATCGCCGAACGACATAGCCTGCGGCGCAATCGAGGGCGCGTACTGGACGGCTCCACCATTCGCGAAGGCCTGCACACCCTGCCCCTTGAGACGGTTCCTGAGGGCGTAGACCCCAGGCTGGCCACCAAGACGAGCGACATCTTCGACAGTAAGAACGTGCTCGCCAGGAGCCAGAACTGCAGGCACCGAGTCGACGCCGATAGGCCCCGACCCAAACACCGCACCACCGTCAGCGAACGGAACACCGCCGACAGTCGAGGTAGCGCCACCAGCGCGGTTGGCTGCACTGATTTGCTCGTTGACGCGAATATTCAGAGAGACGGCACGGTCGCGGGCCAACTGATTCAGTTGCGCTTCAGCAGCGGCAACACCAGTCAGTTGAGCAGCCGTTTGGATATTGCCGGGGATAAGACCCAGCTTGTCCGCGTACGCCTGAGCGGCTTGCCCTGTGACGCCGAGCTGACCCTGCGCCTCAATCAGCTTCTGACGACCGACCTCGATTACCGCACTTGCCGCCTCTTGCGAGCCAGTCTGCGTGTATGTGGCGCTAGCCAAGGCCAGCGTTGAGGTAGCAATCTGGTCAAGCGCGGCCTGGTTAGCGCGCCCCTTCTCGGTGCCCACATCAAGGGTTGCCCCATTTTCGGTGACAGCAGCCGACAGGTCATCCACTGCGGCTTCAAATGAGCGAGTAGCAGAGTTCACATCAAGCTGCGCCGAGCCAAAGCCTTCAATCGCGGCCTTGAGTGCATCGACCTCGTCGGCGCTGGCAGAAGCTTGGCCGGCAAGGTTCGACATGCCCTCGGCCACATTCTCGGTGCCCTCAGCCGCAGAATCGCTAGCAGCTTTGGTGTCGTCAAACGCGGCTTTGCTGTCGTCGAGAGCAGTTCGAAGATCAGTAATGGAATCTTTCGCATTGCCCGCCGCGATTCCCTGGCCCGTGAAGAACGAGCCAAGCGTGTTGGTGTCGTCGAGCTTTGCCTTGACGTCATCAAGTGCGTCGCCGCCCTCAATGACAGCCTTGGTCAATTCCTTCTGCGAAACACCCGCCTCTTTCGCCGCAGCGAAAGCGCCCGTGTCTGCAAGCTTTTTGATGATCGCAGCTTTGGTGTAGTCCGTGAACGCACCTGTTGCATCGTCCAAAGTGTCCGCAAGCTCGGTAGTAGTGGCGGCAATATCTGCTTGCTTTGCCACAAAGAAGCTGATCGCCAGGGTTGCCCCAGCAACAGCACCGCCTACAAGACCGATACCCAGGGCCGCTCCCTTGCCGCTAACGCCGAGCAGGACCAGGGCGTCCTTGAAAGCGACGATCTTGGGGATGCCCAGTAGTGCGGCTCCGCCAGCCAGAGCAACAGCCGTACCGACCACGCCGACTGCAAGGCCGACGTTGAGCAGCGACTGCGGCGCGTTACCCACGGATTCCACGAGGAAAGTGGCGGACTGCGTCAGAGTGCGGAGCGCGTCGTTGGCACCAGATCCGGAACGAATGAGGGCGGTGTCGAATGCGCCACCGAGCTTCTCAACGTCGCCCCGGAGGTTGTCGAGCTTGTCTCGGGCGACCTGAGCGGCATAACCATTGTCCGTGACTGCGGCAGTCATCTCCGCAACGCCGCCAGCACCTTTTTCGTAGAGCACTCGAGCAGCGGTGATCTGCTCATTGCCGAACAGGATGCCGAGCGACGCATCCCGAGCTTGATCGTTCAGCCCCGAGTAAGCGCCAGACAACTGGCCAGCAGCGTTCTGAAGACCAAGGAATTTGCCGTCAGTGTCATAGAGGGTGATGCCGAGCTTTTCGATTTCCTTCTGAGCAGCCTTGGAAGGCGATGTCAGAGAGGAAAGCATCCCTCGCAGAGCAGTGCCACCCTCGCTGCCGACGATGCCCGCCTTGGCGAACAGGGCCAGAACGCCAGTGGTTTCCTCAAGAGACACACCCATTGACGACGCAACTGGGCCGACAAACTTGAGACCTTCAGCGAGGTCATCAACCGAACCAAGCGCCTTGCCAGCACCAGCCGCGAGCGTGTCAGCGACCCGCCCAGCCTGGTTGCCGGCCAGGCCGAACTGCTGCAGAGTCGTAGCCGCGATTTCGGCAGACCGTGCGATGCCCAGCCCTCCAGCGGAAGCCAGGTTAAGCGACCCCTCGAGAGCGCCACCCAGAATGTCCGACGTCGAAATGCCAGCCTTGCCCAGTTCCTCAATCGCGTTGGCAGCCTCAGTCGCCGTAAAGACCGACGAGGCCCCAAACTCGAGAGCAGCATCCCGCAGAAGCGCCATGTTGCCGGCAGACTCCTGCGTCGAAGCCTTCACATTCGAGATTGCCTCGTCGAACTCGCTGAACTTAGCCACCGCAAGGCCCACGGCTGCGACACCGACAGCGCCAAGGGCAAGCAGGCCGCCGCCAAGAAGGTTGATCGCATCCCGCTTTTGGGCAAGCTTCTCGGACTCAGAACCAAGCTCACGAGTCTTCTTCGCCGCAGCCTCCATGCCGGAGATGTAGCCCGACACCTCCGCAACCAAAGAAACTTTCGTATTTCTGGTCGCCATCTGGCACCACCTCTGTAGTTATGCGAGAATCGCCAAATGGCTGAGTACAAATACGTCTCACTCCCCAGCGACGGGAAGCAGATCCGTAGTGGTGACGTAGACGCCTATGCCAGTGCAGAGCTGAACTCGACCTACGTCAGCCAGGGCTGGGTGCCCGTGACCGTGAGCCGACCAGCAGCCATTGGCCCCATCGGTTTCCTGCTCGTCAAGAACTAGGCATCAACGCGGCGCGCATACCAACCGTGACCGCCCCGCGGCTCGTCGGGGTAAGCCTTGTAGTAGGCATCTTGAGCGTGGGCGATGGCCTGAGCCGCGTAGTCAAACCGAGGCGACTTGTTCGCCTCGTAACGCCACCCGCCGCGAATCGCCGGATCGGCACGCGGGTCCGTGGTTTCGGAGAGCGGCAGGCCATGAGGCCCACGGTCCGAAAGGACTTCCTCATGGGCCAGAAGCAACGCCAACTGGTTTGCATCAAACTCAGGCTCAGCAGTCGTAGCGGTGCTGACCAGCATTCCAGCCTCGTCGTACTCGTACTCGGTGAATGTGCGCGGCTCCCAGCCCTGCAACCTCCGAGGCGCTACGCCCATCTTGATTGCTAGGCCGACTTCTTTCTCGAGCCGGTCTGGGCTTTTTTTAGGGCCGCCAGCGTCCGAGCAAGAGCCGCCTGCGACTCGTACTCGTTCAGAGCGTAAATAGCATCGCCGATCTTCGACTCTGCCCGGCCACTGATCGTCTCGAACAGTTCAGCCCACTCATTCACAAGCTCAGCGTCCGGCTCATCGGGGTTAGGGGCATCCACCCGAAGTGGCACCTCTTTGCCATCGATCAGAAGTACGCCCGTCTTCGGTGCGACAAGACGCGTCACGTTCCGCAGGTTGTAGCCGTAGAGGCTGTCATATGGGTAGTTCTCGATTGGCTGGCGTGCAGGGGAGCGGTCAACCGCCTCGACCCAGACCAGCGAATCTGCTTTGCGGAACCGAAGCACATACTCGGTCTTATGTACAGGCACGATCACGTCAACGTGAGGCACCGCAGCCGTCTTGGCTGCTTTCAAGTCATCTGAGAAACCCATCACATCCACCGTTCCATCCACCGTGAAGATGAGACCTGCCGGGGTGACGGTGGGCACCCCGGCAGGGGTTTAGGACTAAGCGACCAGGACGGCCTGACGCTCAGTGGGCTTCGTGAGGAACAGCGTGTAGGTCGCGGTGTCCACGCCGTTCTCAGCCGGCGCATCCGGGCGACGGACGCCCACAACAGCCGTGATGATGTCGGCGATCTGACCGGTGGCGTGAACTGCGGAGTTGCTGACGCCACGACGAACAACAAACTGCGACTCAGCCTGCGAAACCGAAAGCGCCAGGAGAACCTGATCAGCAGAGTCAGTCGTGACCGAAGCCACAGCCTTCAACTCAGCAGTCTCAGAAACCTTGCCAGGTCGAGACAGATCCTGAACCAGGGTCAGACGCTTGTCTTCAACCGTCGCCTGAGTAACCGTCGAGCTGAAACCATCAGCAGTCAGGCCGTAGGTAATCGGCTTAGCAGTAGCGCCGTTCAGGATGGCAATCGACTTGGCGTTAGACCCAGCCGGAACGTTAGTGATTCGCCAGTTTCCATCAGACTGAGTGGATGCCGGGGTTGGCTCGATGGCCATAGGGATTCTCCTATCGATGAACCCCGCAACGGCGGGGCGACTACTGCCAGAAGCGGGCGCAGCGGCAGGGTTTTGGGCACAGAAAAAGGGGCACCCGCTTGGGTGCCCCTTTCGTGTGAAGTAGTTAGCCGACCAGCTCCATCGTCAAGCTGTAGCTCGACGTGATGTAGAACAGTGGCGGGTTCGGATCGGAGTCGATCTCGATGGCCTGAGACCCCGCATGCTGCATTCGGCGGCAGTTCATGCCGTCGATAGTGGGTGTCCAATCAATCAGCTTCGCCTGAGCGCGTTCCTCGACGAGTTGCGCCTGCTCAGCAGTCGTGCCCACCGAATGAGTCACCATTGAATAGTCGATCAATGACGATGCCCCCGTCAGGCGCGCCTGATCGCGCCGGCCACCGGACAAGAAGAACGACAAATACCGGTTCGGACGATTCGCCACGATGCCCTGATAGGTCGACCCGTTCAAGATTGCGTCCTCTTGGAGGCGCGCAGAGATCGTAGCGGCAGTCTTACGGAGACTCATAGACCAGCCTTCCGCTCTGCATCCGCAATTGCTTTTTCAAGGCCCCGCTGGAAGTCCTCAGACGTGTCCTCAAGTGCTTTTAAGCCATAGCCTCGAGGCGACAAGGTTGGCGACCCGTACTCAACAATGCCGACCAGCGACCCCTGGCCACCAAGGTCAGCACCAATCTCAGCCTCAATCTGTGAGCCGCGAATAGCGCGACCGCCCTTGAGGTCATAACTAATCGCACGGTTGGCCTGACCCAAGCTACGAGCGCCAACAAGCTTGGATTTCCATTGGTCTTTCACTTTTCGGGCAGACACTTCAGTGGCCTTGCGAACGTTCTCGCCCGCATCCTTTGGCACCTTGCCCAAGTCGGCAGCAAGCTTGTCGAGAGCCGAGAAGTCCACACTAAATCCATCAGGCATGACGCCTCCTAGGTGGTCACTTCGACACTGAACCGGCGTGCAGTCATGTAACTACCGACGGACGGCCCTTTGATGCGGGCCTTGATGCCAGCCAAAGCAGGGTCGGTGAGCGAGGCGGTCATGCGGACCACCATGTCTTTACGCACCTGAGTCGACGTCGCAATCGGCAAGCTAAGCGTCTCGTCCTGCTCGGTCAGCAACTGACCAGCAGCATCAATCTCGCCAGCAGCAGTAGCCCCAGTACGCCAACGACACGGCCCCGAATAGACGACCTCAAACGCTGACTCATACTCGCCCGTTTCCTCGTTCAGAATGTCACCAGGGCGCTCCCAACCGATGTCACACCGGTCAGTCATGCGCCCCTCAGCCTGCCCCCGAAGGAACGGCAACTGCGCCTGAACATCCGCATCAAGGCTCACCATTCCTGGCCACCCTCAAAGATCGGACGGCCAGCAATGTCCACCCCGCACGAGCAATACAGCGCACCGAACATCGACGAACACCAAGGCAAGTGCAGGTTCGCGAATCCGACCATGTCGAGCGCGAAAGCGCCACCCGGATCAGTCAGACCCAGCAGCGTCCACCACTCATCAAGGATCGTCACACGCCCCTTACCGGAGCGGTACGACCTCGAGGTAGACGCATCATCCACCGAAACTGTCACCTGAGTGGCATCATCCGGCTTCTTCACATGAGCCACAACAGCCTCACGCACCACATAATCAAGCTTCGCCTGATCAATCTCAATCGCCGGATCAAGCCCATACCGACGAGTATCAATCAGCATGTACGCGTCATCAATCCACAAAGACCACTGCTGATCCTGGATCGAATCAGGTTCGGGGGCGGCCTGCCCAAGAGCAACCGCAATCATGTTGGGAGTCACAGACATGACCGCCCCCTCCCTAACTAGTCGTCAGACTTCTTCGGACGCCCCGGAGCGCGCTTAGCAGGACCGTCAGCCGGCTCCCACCCACTCACGAACCGGTCATCCTTGCTGTCATCGACGGACACAACAACATCCGTCTCAAGGTTGCGGAATCGGCTCATCAGACGTTCGCCACCTTGTCCTCGATGGTCGCGAAACCGTCGAGGTCCATGACGCCCCAGCCGTAGACGACCTCGAGTCGCAGCGCGATCTGGTTCTGACGCTTCAGGTCGCCCTGGCCGTCAGGGTCACCGTGTTCGATGACCTCGACCGGAATGCTGCGCTGGACACCCCAGCGGAGGAGATCCCACTGCCCGACGATGGCCTTGATGCCGCTGTCAGCGGTGGCCTCGGGGAGACCCGAAACCGTGCTCGAGCTGAACGCCTGCAGGCCCTCGAACGAGCTGATATTGGAACCGAAGCCCAGCTCGGGGTACTTCTTGCGGCCATCGACGTACCGGGCGGTTGCAACGTTCCACGCGTAGCGCGGGTCGAAAGCGATGCCGTTGGGCAGGTAGCCGTCAGCGATGACCAGGCCAGCAGCCTGCTCGATCACCAGGTCAGGCGTGTTCAGTGTGGCCGTGGTCAGCTCCACCTTGTTCGTGGTGGTGCCAATGCGGTCGCCTGCCACAATGGACGCAGCAGCCGTACCGGTCAGCGGGTTGATGCCGTGGAAGACACCAAGGTCCAGTGCGCGAGCAAGAGCAAGCGAACCCTCCTCAGAGAGCGTCTGCAGGATGCCGAGCTGGTAGTCCTCGTCAGCCCACTTCACTTCCTGGTTGAAGCGCTGCGTGACCTGGAACTTGTGAGGAGTCACAACCTTCGTGCCGAACGTGGTGTTCGTGGAACCCTTCTGGGCACCCTCACCAACGAGTTCAGCGCGGGGGCGACCCGTGAGGGTCATGTGGGTAACTTCACCGAACTGCTGCGGCTCAGAACCCGACAGAGCGGCAACAGCCGAACCGGTCGTGGCCTTTGCGAACATGCCCGCCGCAATGGTCTTCGGGAGCGTGATGTTGCTAGTGGCAAGGATTGCCATGAGAGAACCTTTCGTCTAGTCGGTGCCGCCGAAAAGCTCACGCGCAAAACTGCGGTGTTCGCCCTCGTCAGTACCTTCGCTTTTGGTCGAACCCTCTTTGGGCGCGACATTGCCTTGCTTCTTCCGGTCTGCATCCCGCCCCGCAAGCCGTTGAGCCTGCGCAGTGAGAGAGTCGGCGTCGGAACCGGTGAGAAACAGGTCAGCGTCAGATGGTTCACCCTTAGGGCCAGGCTCCGTGCTGATCCCGAACTTCGCCGCGATGCTCGTCTTCAGCGCCTGCGTCTTAGTCGTCGTCAGCTCGGTTTCCATGGCCGCAAGACGCTCCTCGAGCGTCTTCGAACCCTCAGCCTTAGCTTTCAGCTCGTCGTAGTCCGAGTACTTAGCACGTTCACGCGCCACACGTTCCTTGACAATCCGGTCAACATCAGCTTGAGAAACTGTCTGCGTCTCTGTCTGCTTCGTGTCGCCCTCAGCCGCTGCATTTCCAGCAGGTGCGGCATCAGTCGTCGTTGCATCACTCATCGGTTACCCCGTTTCCGTGCCGTCGCACATCAGACCGGCCTTAGACGTGGCCGTAACGTTCACCCCATCGGGGTAGCTTGATTAGTCCGGAAAGAACTCGGACAGGTATTCGCGCAACTCTTTTCGTTGCTGCGGAGAGCGAGAACGGCGGCTAGCGACGTACTGCAAGACATCCGCCTCTTCCCCCACGTCGCCGCCACGAAAGACCGGCTGGGCGGTGCAATGGCAGTTAGGGTGCGCCGCAAAACGGGTCGTTGCTTCCTTGTAGACGACCCCGCGCGCAGCGAGCATGCGGCACAGCCGACAGCCGCCATTAGTCACGCGCTGCCAACCGATCGCCTCTGGGTCCTGGCGACGATTCCCCAGAATCGTTGACCTGTATGGGCGCGCAACCTCGGGCTGCACAATTTCTGACAACCGAGACAAGGCCAGAACAGACGCCGCAGCCACATCAGTCTCAGAGAACAGAGGGTCAGCAGCCCACGCGATTCCACGCCGCTGCTTCACCACCCGGTCATCCACAATCGGCTCGACCGCGTACAACTTCGTGACGCCCGCCTGGTCTCGTTCCTCCTCGTACAGATCAGCAGCCAAAGCAGCCGACCCATCCGAGTAGTAATCGATCAGGCCAGGAACCGTCTCAAGCAACACCAGCCGGCGCTGCTCAGGAGAGCCATTCAGCCTCGAGAACAGATCCTCAGTCGCGCCCAGAGCATCAGACGTCAGAAGCTGCAGCGCCGCCCGTGACTCACGCGCTGACGGCATCAGCCGCAACCACAGGAGTCGTCACGGGGGCAGGGGCCGGGTTCAGGGCAGCGATGACCGCACGGCCAGACGCGCGACGCTTATCCGCCATCGCACGCTTGATCTGCTGCTCATCCAGCCCCAACAGCTCAAGACCAACCTCAGTCTCAGCAAGCCACGGCACCGAAGCGATCTGCTTAGCGCCCGCATCAGCAGCAGCAGCACGCGAAAGGAACTTCGGGTCACGCCACTTCGCATCAATCGACACCCACGAATCAGGAATTGACGACAGCCCATTCTGGATAGCCAGCGCACGAGTCACCGTCCGGCGAACCGGAATCGACCAATCGTCCGTCGCACCCTCAGCCTCAGCCAGCAAAGACTTCTCAGCCTCCGAATACGCATCAGCAGCAGTCGGGTTAGCCATATCCGTCAGAGCGAAATCAGCATCCGACAAATCAGTCTCACGAGCCATCAGCTTCGCAAGCGCGTTCAACTGGGCCAGGTGCGGCTCAGGAGACTCGGCAGCGAACTGCTTCACGTCGGCCCGCGGGTTTGTCGCATCCTCGTCGTCCGGGATACCGAACGCACGCCCAAGAGCAATTTGCCAAGACGCCTTCTGAGACCCATCCGGATTCTTGAAGATCGACTCATCAGCACCCAAAAGCATCATCTTCGGGATCGCGTAGATGTCCATGTGCGCCTCAAGACGCACCAGCGTCCTCAGAGCCGCATCCTGCGTCGACATGACCGCACGCGTAATCCTCGAGCGCCCCATGCGCCGCGACGACCGGGGGCGGTACACCAGCGGGTCGACAGGGACGCCGAAGTCATGATCCGACTTGTCGACAACCCAACGGTTGCCGTCTTTCTCCGCACTGATCGTCAGGCCATCCAGATACAGGACAAAGCCGGTGACGTTCGAATCCTTGCGCGACGTGACCGACAGAAGGTTGTCCAGCCGACGCGTACGCACATTCCAGTCCCCCGTGGCGTTCAGTGCATCACGAGCGTGCACCAGAGCAGCCGGCTCACCAAGCGACTCATTGCCACGAGTCGTAATCAGGTACGAGACGCCGTGCAGCAGAGAGTCGGTACGACCCTGCGAAATCTCCGACTTCAGGTAGTTGCTGTCCTCGAGCCTGTCCATGCCAAGGGCGGCAAGATCGCCACCCGGCCAAACCATCTTCTCGAGATTGCAACGACGAGCCAGGCCATCCACACCCTTAGCCGACCAACCCAGCGCAAGGCCAAGCTTCCCGTACTGAGGAGGAATGACCGACCCAACCTGCTTCAGCGCACGACGGCCCTCGTAATAGCTCGAACGGATCAGATTCCGCTCACGCTTCTCATCCAACTGCTCAAGCAAATGATTCAGCGTCCGCGACTCATCATCAGACAACTGCGGCACGTTCAGCTTCTCGCTCACAGAACCACCGCCGTCCTAGATCCAGAGCGCCGCGTAGGACGCTGCACGTTGTCGTTCTGAGCGCCCCAGAGAGCAAGAGTTTCAGCCACTACCGGCGTGATGTCCGAAGCTGTGTCCTTACGGTTCCACGCCCATGCGCCAGCAAGTGGACGCTTCCTCGCAACAGACAAAGCAGCGTTGACTTGCGGCTGATTCGGGTGGAAAACGCTCTTGTCCGCCACCGCATCGAAGAACTTTGCGCACGCAATAGCCATGTCTCGACCTTCCGCCGCAGCAAGAGTGACCAGCACATCCGTGCCGATCAGGTAATTCCGGTCCCGGCGCTTCTCTACAAGCCCAGACATCTCATCGACCACAACAGCGTGCAGCCTGTTCTTTGCTGCACGCTCTTGAATCCAGGGAATGATCCAATCGGTTCCCTTGCGCTGTTCATCCAGCTCCACGTGCCAACGCCCATCAGCCCGTTGCCCCGCGAGAGCTACCGAAGAAATTGACCGATCCGGAGGAACATCGACCGCAAGCGTAATGCGCTCAATTGCCATCGAAGCTGCATCCGCTCGAGCATCCCAAACTTCTTCCGAGATGACCCGGTGGTTTGAGTCGGCATCCCAGATGCCCATACCTTCGCGAAGGAACGAGTCCTCAGAAAGCTGCTTTCGCATCCGCTGGATGGACTCAATTTGCGTGCGATGCGGATAAGAAGGGTTTGCCTTCTGCTGCTGCTCGTGGTCATCAGGTGATGCGTCCCGGTCGGCGCTGAACTCGATGTACAGACCATCGCCCTTGCCAGAACCTGCCGCGAGAGCTTCTTGCCGCATGCGGCTGAAGACTTCCCCCGGGTCAATGGGACGCGGAGGGGTGCCCGTAAAGATCGCAAGTGCATTCGGGGAAGCGTTCATGGCCGGAAGCATGTCGTCGAGCGCGCGCTCCGTGAGGATCTGCGCCTCGTCGAACACCTCGACGTCGACCTTGGCAAACCCTCGGCCGAAGCCTGTCTCGCGGGCACCAAACATGATCCGGGAACCGTTGCGGAACCGGATCTCCTCCGCGCCAGCGGCTGTGAAAACTTGATCAACGTGGGGTGAAATCTTGCGGCGATTAGCCATGCCCTGCATTGACTTGAACGTCTCTTTGGCCGTCTTCAACCGATGAGCAGTCCAGAGAATGGTCGTATTCGGAAACAGAAGAGACAGGGCGAAAACAATCGCACCAAGCGTGTACGTTTTGCCCGTCTGTCGGGCAATTGACATGGCCACGCCGCCAACTGTGGCGGCGTACTTGCCGTCAGCACGCTTGCTCAGAATTGCGCGGCCAACACCGTCCTGCCATCTGTCGAAAGCAAGACCCATGTCAGCGCATTTGTCCCGAACAGCAGGCCAGCCCGTCGAGGCGACGCCTGCCGGCAGAATCACGTGACGCGCTACCTCAGATAGCTTCGGCGTCCCATTCTTCGTCTGGGGTGCTGTTGCTGCCATCTTCCGCAGCCTCCTGCTTCGCCTTCAACTGAAGTGAGGCGATCTCTTTGCCCAACTCTTGGAGCCTCCTAGAGAGAGCGGCCAAATCCCTAGCAGGGCAATTCGGATCTTGAACAGTTTCGGCAACCCGACGACGAAGCGAAATAAGCAGCTCCAGGTGGTCACCAGACTCAGCGGCTTCGCTGACTGTCTTTGGCGGGGCGGCTGGAACTGGAATATCCGCGTCAGTGACCGCCCTAATATTCCCATTTCGCTTGGTGGCCATGGAACCTCCAAGTGGAAAAAATGGGCAAAATGTACGTTCTCTAACCCCGGAGGGTGTTTAGGCAGGGGGTGGGGGAGGGGGATGGCCACCCAAGACGCGTCGCTAATTCGCGCATCTTGTATGTCACTTGAGCGAACCGCTTCTCTTGATGATCGGTGCCACTAGTCTTGCTCGCTTCTTGCTGTTGCATGCTCTGTGAGCTGCAGCCTTGTTGGCCATCGTGTCTGGCCCTTGTTTGGCCAACGGGATCACGTGGTCTACAACGAATGATCGAGGGTCGAGCCAGCCAGCTTCGTAGTCGATGGCTTCCCCGCATATGTGGCAGGCAGCGCGTATGGCCTTGATGCGCGCTCTGTCCTTCTTATCCTGCGCACTCCCTCGCCCTGTCTTCGTGGCCATGTCCATCCTCCATCGGGTACGGCTTGGCACCCTTGGCGATGTTGCATGCCCAGCAAGCAAGGACGCAGTTGTCGAAGGTGTGGCTGCCGCCTCGTGCGATGGCCTGCTTGTGCTCGAGGGTGGCCATGTTCCGAGGGCGGGTGCCTTGGCCAGACCGCCCGAAGTGCATGCCCACGTTGCAGTAGTGGCAGTGGTCGCCGTCACGTTTGCGCAAGGCTGGCACGGTGACGCCCCGCTCGAACCCTTGGTTTCGTATGCGTGCTCGTCGTACGTGAGACTGAGCAATAGCGATTGCCAGGCGCTTGTCTTTATCGCGTTCGTACCGGTCTGCTTCCCTTTGTCGAATCAACTCAGGGTTTGATTCGCGGTACTTTGCGACACGAGCTTTGACCATCTCGGTGTCTTCGTAATACCGAGCAGTCTCTACCTGAACTCGGCACGTCTTACAGCGGGTGCGGCGACCGAGGGGTGATTGTTTGTCGACGTGGTACTCCGAAAGGGAAAGCCTAAGGTGGCAGGCTTGGCACTCTCGCGTTCCGTCCGCATAGTCCTTGACGGGAACAACAGGCATTCGCTTAGGCGGAACTGGCACGTTGGCTTGTACGTCGCCATAACGCCAGAGTCGTTTGTAGTGTGGGTCACACAGGGCGCGTGCCTTGTTCTTGATGGGGCGTTCGCAGTTGTCGACACTGCAGGTAGACTGGGGCATAGCCACTCCGTTGCTTACTCAATGGATGGGTCAGGCCTCGCAAGTGTTGACGCACTTGTTGAGGCCGCTTCTAGTTTAGCTCTTGCGGTATGCGACCGCAGACAATGTTGCTTGGCCAGCCGCGATCAGCGCAGTTGTAGTCACGGTCACCACGCACCCGGTGGTGGTCTTGGTCTTGAGGGTGGCACCTGTCTTGCCGACCAGTCCAGCGACGGCAGTGCTGACTTGTGGCGTGACGATGTAGCTGGTGTCAGTAAATGCATTGGGCCAGGTGATCGTGACGTCCACGGTGGCGCTGATCCCGAGCAATGAGGCGACAGCAGGCACGGCCACCCCGTCGCGGTATTCGATCTGCACGGTGCTCGAGACTGGCTTGGGCAGGTCGTCGATGCGCTTGTTGATGGCTGCGTGCTGCCTGTCGCCGTCAGCTACTGCGCTGTCGAGTGACGTGAGTCGTGGGTCGCGGTTGAGTACCATCTGCCGCGCGTTGTCTGCTGTGGCTTGGGCGATACTCACTGCCGCTTTTAACGGCCCGTCGACGATGCCGAATAGTCCGCGGTTCATACGCGGGCCACGCTCACGGTTGCGTCTGCTGCACTGATGAGAGAGACGACGGATGATCCACTGTCGCCGTACCCTGTCTGCATTTCGAGCCAGGTGCCGGGTGCGATGACTTGGGCGTTGGGGTCTTTGATGCTGACCTGGTTGCCGAGCCTGGCGTAGATGGGCATGGATGCGTCGTGGACGCTGATCTGCACCCGGTTGGACACGAAGCTGTACCGGTTGGCAATGGTGATCTTGGTGACGTTGCCGGCGGTGAGTGGGATTTCGTAGGCACCGATTTGTTCGATGCCGATGGTTTGATCGGCCATGCTGTGTTTCCCCCGGTTGGTTAGTCCGTGATGTGTAGTGCGTCTTTCTCGTGGCGTGTGAGACAGTCGGCTACGAGTGATCCGACGACGTATCGCGTGGAGCAGACTTCGCAGCGCCAGTCAATCCCAGTCATTCGGCCCTTGCCACATCAGTCGTCCCATTCCCCGAAGCTAAGCCGGTTGACGTTTTCGTTGACGTAAGCAAGTAGCCCTTGTGCAACGATCATCGACATGTCTTCAAGGCCGGTGTAGATAGTGGCCCATTTGCCGTCTTCGTTCATGCCTTGCCCGCAGGCTTGGAGGATGTACCCGGTGAGCATGACTGGGCCGTCAGCTTCGTCAGCCATATGTGCGGCTAGGGCTGACTCAAGTGCGTCCTTGGTGGCGTCACTCATGCTCAGCTCCTCGTGATGATTCCGCAGTCAAGGATGGGTACTTCGGGGTTGTCGGTGACGCGCGCCCATATCTGCAGGTCGCCGGGTTCGCCGGGTTCGAGCAACCATCCGGTCTTACCGTCGATGACAACGGCGGGCGTCCAGGTGCTGGGTCGCGGCTTGGCTGTGGTCCGCGGCACGACACTGAATGCCACCCCGTCAGTCACGGCCTGACCATCAACGGCGACGACCACGTGCACGAACTCAGTTGTTTCGCGTGGGTACGTTGGCATGTGCGTCCCATCGTCGTGGCTGTGGTGTGGCTGCGTACCTGCGTGCGGTTGCTGTGGCTGCCCATGCGCGTGGCTGGATGGTGGCGGTGACTGTGATGTCCCGCTGCTTGCCCAGCTCGGTGAACGTGAACAACCCGGTGCCTGCAAGTTCGAGCAGGTCGTAATGGTCCGTGCCGCCAACAGTCAGCTCGAGCGTGCCTTCGCTGGTGAGGTTGAGCGATCCGGTGTAGGCGACGTTGCTGCTTACTTCGAGGTTGCCCACCGTCGCGAGGTCTAGCCGCGCAGTCTGTGCGCCACCAGCCGATGTCGCAGCGAACGTTCCGCTACCTGCCAGAGCAACAGCCGCAGTCCTTGCCGCACTGGTTGCCATGTCGAGGCTGCCGGTTGCAGTGAGGTTGAGGCTGGCCGTTTGGTTTGTGGTGGCTGTGATGCCGAGTGTGCCGGTGCCACTTGTCGGCGCACTGCTCGAGCCTGCAACAGTGGCGGTCTCGGCAAGTGCGCCAGATCCTGCGAGCGGGAGGGCGTTGCTGCCTTCGGTCGTGGCTGCCTGTGTAAGAGCGCCAGATCCGGTGAGTGCAGCAGCGCTTGTCCCGGCTACTGTTGCGGCCTGCGTGACCGTTCCAGCGCCAGTGAGCGGCAACGTGGCAGCCCCGGCAGCAGTGCCGGTCTGACCGAGCGTCCCTGTGCCTGTAAGCGCGAGTGTGCCCTGGTAGTTCGTGCCCGCGCTGGGTGCCCGCAGTTCGTTTGCGTTGCCGTCGTCGAGTTGCAGGTAGTCGAGTGCGACGATGGTGCCGGCGGTGGAGTTGGTGTTGATGATTCCGACGTCGACGGCTGCGAGCGTGTTGGCGGTGAGGTTGTAGGCGCTTGAGGTGGCGCGCCCGATCTCGATGCCTGCGTTGTTGTAGAGGACGGCGGTGATGGTGCCGGTCGTGGTGGTTGCGGACTTGGCTCGGATGCTCAGCTCGTAGTTCGCGCCGGGGGTTAGTCCGGTTGCGATGGTGAGCGTGTTTCCGAGGCCGCTGTCGACGATGCTCAGGCTGTTGTCGGGGTTCCAGTTGATGCGCCCTGCGACACCTGATCCGTGTCGGAGCGACAGGATGCCGGTGAGCAGCGAGGGTGTCTGCTTGTGTTGGAAGACGACGCCGACCGAGAGGGTGTTGTTTGCGGCTGTGGCGTTGAATCGTCCAATGGCGAGTGCGTTGGTGCCGGATGTGAACCTTGCACCGAGCTGGCCGACGCGAACAGTGTCTTTGGCGAAACTGGCTGAGCCACCGGATGCGGCGTTGATCTGTGACGCACCACTGTTGCTGGTGCTGAGCGCGGTACCTTCTGGCCCGGTTTCGAAGTCGAGGGTTTTGAGCGTCATGCTCGCCCCTTACGACTAGGAGATGGTGAGGCTAAGCGCAAGGGTGAGCGTGTCGCCGGTGAGCATGGTCCGCTGCGTGATGGCCCCGCCGGACTTGTACGTGCCCCCCGTGAGAGCGGAGTGCAGCCCGGCACCAGCGACGGTGGTGTTGTTCGGGAAGCCCGAGAACGTGACTGAAGCAGTCGCGACACCATCGGTCACGGACGACCAGGTGATCGGCTGCCGTGCTACACCCGAGATCGCGGTGCCTGCAGCGCCACCAGTGGGGGCGGTGGAGTACACGGCGGCGTGGGTGGCTGCGGTGATGACGCCGGTTGCTGCGTCGGATCGTGCGCCAGTTGCGTCAAGGGCCATGATCTGTCTCCTTCTGTGAGAGTGTTCCCGCTCGACGCCCCGTTGTGGATTGTCGCCGCTCTCCCGGATTCGCTGTTGCGGTTATCCAGGGCGGCAGTTCGTAAGTGCGTGTGACGCGGCGGGAAGTATTTATGCACTAGAAGCGGACGAATGTCCCGGCTGGTCACGGGCATCACGGCGGACGTTAGCGGTCTACTGCATCCGTCCGCTTCTAGGCTGGGCGGCAGCTTTGCTTGGGTTCACCTGGCGGGCCACTGCATGAAACCGCTCAGCCGGTCTAATGCGACACGATGGCTGGTCCGGCAAAGACCATCGCGAAGAGGTTGTGGTCGCCCCAGTGCCGGCGCTAGCTTTCGCGGCATTCCGGATGGGGCGACCAACAAAAATCCCCGCCAGTGACGGATCACGACGGGGAACAATCTCGCTGTCTTGCACTGGGCAGACTTGTAGCGAGCACCTAACTATAACCGCGCGAACAGTGTCTGCGCAACATTGTTCGCACGGCGTGTTGCGTTAGGTGGCGAGGGCGGCTTGCATTGCCCCCTCTACGTCGATGCCAATCTCGCCAGCGAAGGTGACCAAAGTGCGTCTGGGCCATTCGGCAGTGCAGTGCTGGCAATAGACGTCGATGGTTTCGTTGGTTGCCCTGTCGCGGCGCATGACGAGTGCCCAGGTGTGGATGGTTTCGCCGTCTATGATGCGGGCGACCTTTTCGACGCCGCAGTTGGGGCACGGGGCGAGAAGTTGGGCGACCTTGGGCGGGTCGAAGAACGCTTCCACCTGCGACACCCAGCGTTCGGCGTGACGGTACGCTGTTGTCTCAATTCGCTGGCGGAACACTTGTCGGTCGGTGGTGAGTGCCGGCGCGTGCACTCTGACCACGTCGTCTTCGCGGGCAAGTTTGGCCCACTGTTCGATGTACTCCCACGGCTTGCCGTACGGCGTCGGTCTGCCGTCGACTGTGGCGAGTGCTTCTGCGGCTTGGTGCCCGATCAGCTCGAGCAGGTCAACTGCGGCGGTGTCGATGGGCGGCTTCGACCCGAAAGCGCTACTGCCACCGGTGGATTCCATGCCACCAAAAACGGCCTCCTGCAGTTGAGGCAGAAGGCCGTTCTCGGCGGACGTGAGCCGGGTGATGAGATCCCAGAACGTCGGCGGGGGAGTGTCTTCCTCAGTCATTAGTCGTCCTCTCGGGTGGGCGGCAAGATCATGGCTCGCCGGATTAGCGCCTCTGCCCATTCGCTAATGTTGTTCGAATGCTCCTGGTTAGGGCTGTCGGCCCATGCGCCGATTCCTTCATCCCAGAAGCCAATGCGGGCAGCTTCGGTCCGCGGGTCAGTCATGGTTCACCTTCATCTCGGTCCGCCGTTCAAGGTTCCCCTCGTGGCGGAGTAAGTCATCGCATACGTGATCGGATAGACGACGCCAACACGGGCACGTTGGGTCGGTGCAAACGGTGGGCTTAGTCACCGAACTCAGCCCTTAGCTCGGCGTCGCATGCGTTGCAGAGTTCGCCGTAGTGGTACTGGGCACATGACTCGGCGTGCGTGAAGTGTTTCCCAGATGGCGTTGTGTCTGCACAGATCCAGAAACGTGTTCCGCTCCCGTCATCGCCGCATTTGGGACATAGGTCTTGGCCGAGGTATTCAGCGGGCGCGAGTGTCCTCATGGCTAAAAAGGCAGCTCAGCGTTGTGGTCAGCGGCCCATGCGTCGGGTGCTGCCGTCTGTACGGGGAAAGCCTGCGCCCATCCCTGCTGCCCCTGTGGCGCGTTCTGCTGGGCGTTCGAGGCGGCTCTGGGAATGATGCCCAGCGTGCCGAACTTGATGCGGACAGAAACGCCAGGGGTGCCGTCCTGCTTCTGGTAGAGATTCAGTTCCGGCTGCCCAGTGACCGTGACCAGCGTCCCCTTACGAACCGAGTCCATGATCGGCTGGGCTTCACGGTCCCAGAACGACGCCTGGAACCAGATCGTCTCACCAGCATCGACCCACTCGTTGCCTTCCTTCTTGCGCGGGGTATGTGCCAAGTCGACGCTCACCACGTTCTTCCCGGCTGCCTGACGCATCTCCGGATCTTTCGTGACAAGGCCCTCGACGGTGATGGTTGCTTTGCTCATGCTGCTGCCTTTCGTTTCGCGTATGCCGCGATCTGTTCTTCCCGGTCTCGGATGAGTCGGGCTTCGAGTGCTTCCAGTGGTGCAAGTAGGCCGGTGATGTGCCCGGACAGGGAGGCGTAAAAGACGGTCACGACCTGTTGGTGTCGTGACCGCATCCGGTTGTCTTCCGCACCACCTGGGCGCTCCAGTTCAGGGTTAGTGGGTGGGCGCATCCGTTCCTGCTCGAGGGCTTGGGGGTTGAGGCTGGCTACGAAGGTGTCCCAGGCGTCGTCGGTCACGGCATGACCCCCTGGTAGCCCTCAGCACGAAGCTGAGCGCGGTACACGTCCAGCTCTCGTGACCATGCAGCCTCGTTGTTCCAAGCCCTGCACATCGCCGCCCAGTTCGCCGGCTTCGAGGCAGGGTGAGCAACGTGAGATGCTGCGATGCCCTGCCCTTGCGACCGGTCTTCCCGAATACGTTTGACGTTCCGGATGATGTGCACCGGCTGCAAATAGCCATCCGACTCACGCCGGAACATGGTCACCGCCTCGATGGCGTCCTGGTAGGGGAGGTCACCGATGCTGTTCTCCCATTCCTGGATGACCAGCTTGTCCACCGCCCGGTTGTCTCCGAGCTTGATCTTCGCCACGACTGCGGCGACTTCCTGCACATTCACTGGCCTACCGCCTTCTGCTGGTCACCCATCAGCTCCTGACCCATCTCGAGGATCGACAGGGTCTCTTGGGTGCGGGTGGGTCTTCCTCTGTTGGGTTTCATCTCGTCCTGCTGTTTCCGCATCCAGTTCCGCCAGGTGGCATCCCAGTCGGTCTTGACGCCTTTCTGCCCTGGTTGTGCAATCCAGTAGTCAACGAACCGTGCCGTCTGGTCCTTGAGGTCGACGTCAGGGGCGATTGGCCTGACCTGTGACACCAGTTCGGAGCTTGGGAGCCATGCCTCTGTAAGACGTGATCCACGCTTGCGTGGTCTATCTACTTCGTTAGAAGTAGATGTCTCTGTCTCTGTCTCTGTTGTTAGCTTGGAAGGTGCTTGAGCATGTGCCGTAGCACCTGCTGAAGCATGTGCTTGAGCACGTGCTTTACCACCTGCTCGGCCCGCTTCCCGCTTCTTCTCAATATCTGCGCGGGTTTGCTGGTGTTCACCGAAGTCGTGAATGAGAAAACCGCCGCTGGTTTCGATCAGCGACGGTTTCACGGGGTCGTTAGACAAAAGTTCGGCTAACGCTCGTGTTTTCCATTTCTTCTTCGCAATCCGCTCATCAACGAACCCATCCGAGAGCATCCGGCGGGAGTGCAAAGTCATCTCTACAAGGGTTCTGAACGCCAGATCGGACAAAGGCGCGATCTTCGGGCTGTCAGCGAAGTCCAGGGTGAATCTTCCGTAGAGCCGTTCGTCCTTCGCCATGTGGTTCCTCCTCTCTTGTCATGCATTTGCTCGACCACTGCTGTAGAGCCTGGGTTCGTAATCGAGCCGATGGTCTAGGCCGTGATCGCAGTCGCATTTCACCCAGCCGGGAATGGTCGGGTCGTAGGCGGCACGAACTGTCATGAGTTGACTTTCTGTTTGATGTGAGCGATCAGCTCGCGTCCGACGTACTCGCTGTACGCCGGCGGGATGGCCTCTCGTAGCCCGTCACGGTTTGCCCACGGCATGCCCATGACTTCGCGGCCTCGTTCAACGCCGGAGAAGTTGCCAACGACGTGCATGAACTCGCCGTCGCGCGGGATACGGCCCATCTTGGTCGTGGGCACGGTGTGGGCTGCGTGCTCAGGTGCTGTGAGGTCGATGTTTGATTCGAATAGGCGATGCCTGTACGTCTCAAGCCCAAACATTGGTCCGCACAGCATGATCGGGTCGCGCAGTGGAGCGCCAGGTACGTTCTCAATTACCCAAGGAATGCCGGTCTCTTCGAACAGTTCCCGGGTTGGCGCAACAAGATCTGGGTGCGTGTTTCCCTGGATCTTCTGCGCGTTTGTGAAGGCCTGGCATGGGGGTGAGCCATGTCGGGCTGCTACTTCCTCTTGGTAGACCGTGACTTCACGGCCCTGACCGCGGAAGGTGAGGCCGATGCCCATGTTCAAGTTCTTGAGTGCTTTGATGGCGTCCATTTGGAGGAACGGGAACGGGTAGCGGGGCTGGGGGTCCATGTCGATGCCCAGCACGTCAAAGCCCGCCTCGTAGTATCCGCGGCTAGCTCCTCCTTGGCAGCAGAAAAAGTCGATCATGATTGGCTTGATCATCTAATCTCCTCAATGGCGAGCTGCATGTATGGCTTCTTCCCCGGCCCCATGTAGACGACTTCGGGCATGTGTTTGACCATCTCGGCGGGCGTATCGTCGGGCACGATTCCGGCGTCTACGAGGCCGTCACACATGGCCTTTAGTGTCGGCACGACGTTGTCGGCATCACGTCGATGCTTGGTGCTGACGAACCAGATCAGGCTGACTTCGCATCGCGCCATGGCTGGGATGCCGGCGGACTTAGCGAGCAAATTGGAAGCGGCCCTTACCTGTTTGGTGAGGGCCGCTTTTTTGCGCCAGTGGTGGCGTTGGTTAGCTGTGATCGGGGGTGACGGGTAGTCGAAGGTGAGCGCCCAGGTCATGAAGCCTCCTCGGCCTTTTTCGCGTCTACCTTGCGCGCCCACATGAACGCCCGCCCGACAGCATGCGCTTTGGTGAAACCAAGGAACGTTTTGACTACCTCGCTACCCATGAGTGCATGAGCAGCCGGGAACGGGATAGGCCCGTTAAATGGTTCAATGCGGTGCTTCACTGACCCTCCTTGGCCTTGTTCCACGCATCCCGAATTGCGCTGATGGTTGCTGCGTCCGCCCCTGCGTCGGATGCTGCTTTGCCGAGTGCGCCGATCGCGTCGGGGTTGTCGGCTGCGAGGGCGAGTTCTGCGAGCCAGTCGCGTCGGGCGATGGTGGGCAGTGGTTCGACGTGCCATGACCGCTTGCGTCCGGTGGCTCCTGCGCCTCTGATCTGGATGTCACGGGCGGCGGGGATGTCTGAGAGGTGACTAATGCGCACGCCCCCGACCTTGTCTTTTCCGAACATCACATCGGGATCGTTGTAGAGGGTGACGCGCTTTCCGGGCCACTGGTCACCCTTGGTGCCCCAGCAGGCGGCGAGGACGTCGAGCATGCCTTTGCTAGGTCGCCAAACCCGGTCGACTTCAACGAGTCGGATCTCGGCCACTGTTTTGTTGTCTCGCTTGCCGATGCGTGATCCGGTGTCGATGGTGAATGTTCGTGGTTCGACGAGTTCGATGGCGTCGATCTGGTCACTGTTTGGGGCCAGGGCTTGAGTGATGTCCATGGTTAGAATTCGATTCCTGCGATGTCGGGGACGCGCTCTGTCTTGGGCGCATTCTTGGTGCGGTCATGGAAGGTGTCGATCATCTGCGCCGCCGTCTCCTCGAATTGGGTGAGGGCGTCGATGATGACGACTTGCCAGCGCGGGTCGGGGAATACGCGCTTCCTGTAGAGCGGCATACCCGCACAGAAAGACACGTAGTCGAGCCATGCACGCCCACTGACCATGAGTCCTGCCTGCACTTGGGCTATGTTCTCGGCGGGCACTTCGTCGGCGAGGATGGTGGCGAGTTGCTTCTTCTGTCGGCGACTCTTGATCTCAATGAGCCCGTCCGAGCCGACTAGCCCGTCCGGTGAGTACCCGAGCGTGTGTCCCTCGAAGGTGTTGGTCATGAATCCAACCTCGACGGCTTTGGCGTAGTGCTCGGAGTAGAGGTCGCGGGCGATGGGTTCGTCCCAGTTGCCGCGTTCCATGTCGGGGCTGACGAAGGTGGGTTCGACGTAGCCAGTGATTCTCTCTGCGACGAGGTGCATGGTGAGTGCGCGTGCCGTGTCATTGTTGGCGGGCTTGAACGTCTTGGCGGTGATTAGCTGGCCGACAGTGCTGGCGGTGACAAGTCCGCATCTGGCAGCCAGCCACTCGTCCGAACCCTGCTCGAGCGTCTCGTAGATGGTGAGTGTCATGTGCCAACCTCTTGCTTCTTGGCTTTGAGGCCGAGCGTTCTGAGCGCGTCCACCATTTCGCTGGCTCGTTTGCGTTGGATGTCGCAGAGCGGGTAGTAGCTGATGACCGGGAACCATTCGCCGGTTTCGACGGCCTGGGTAAGTACGTTGATGTGGCTGCTCATTTACTTCTCCTCCCAAGTTCGATGCGTGCGCGTGACAAAGCCGCCTCGTAGTCGCAGCCCCAAACGTCCTGGATCTCTTGTGCCCGTTCGAAGATGAGTTCTCCGTAGGCCGGGTCAGTCATGATTCGCTGCCAGGAGCCGTCGGACGGCGATCATGGCGTCCCAGAGGCGCGTGTCGGGAATTCCGGCTTTGACGAGTTCTTCGAGGATCTTGTCATTCGTGATCTTGGAGGAATTGGTCATGTTCATTCCGTTCCGTAGTTGCTTACGGGCAGCAGCACAATGTCGTACTGCCCACTAACGAGGACCGCCCCGGTCAGGATGACTAGGGCGGCGAGGTAGGTGCGGGTCGAGGTCATGCGTTGTCCTGCTCGATTGGGCGGGGTCTGCATGGGGATGTTTCTGCCCATTGCCCGTGTCTTGTGCAGTGCCCGCCCCATGCGCGTCCGGTGTAGTCACCGGTGTAGAGGTTGAGCCAGGTGCGGTCGGATTTGAGGCCGCATTTGGGGCAGTGGTCGTAGGGCGGGTTACCCATGCGCGTACTCGACAACGTGTCCGATGCGGGTGTCTTCGTGTCTGTCTGCGGCTTGGACACTGGTGGTGGTGTAGTCGCAGTGGGTGCAGGTCAGAGCGGTGATGCTCATGCGCGGGTGCCGTTTACGAGGGTGGCAATTGCCTTGATCCCGTCCTCGATCATGTGGTCGTTGGTCGCGTCTTGGTACGCACACGCAATTTCGAACAAAGTCACGGGCGGTCGTTCCGGGACCAGGCGGGTGAAGGGGGCGTATTTGCGCGCGTGGCTGTCGAGCCACGAACCGCGCGTGTTGTGCCAGCCGCCAGAATCTAGCCACCAAAGATGCCCCGACGCCGAGCGGTACTCGCCCTGTTCCTCCGGCAGTACGGGCCGCGGATTCGTGAGCGCGTCGGGCAGGAAGCTTTTCAGCTCCACTATCGCAGCAGCAATACCCGGGTTGTGCTCGAAAGTGGTTGACCAAAGGGTTTGCCATGCCTCGATCTGCTCTGCCGTCGGTTCATTCATCGCAGTTCTTCTCTCGTCTCAGTGGTGCATACGGGGCAGGTCCATGCCCAGAGGTTGATTTCGGGGTCGATGTGTACGTCGTCGCGGGCGAAGTGGTCGCAGGCTTGGCAGTGGACGTATTCGGTCCGGGTGTGGGCGAGTTGGCCGGAGCTAGCCATTCGCGGCCCGTGTTAGCCATGCCCAGGCCGGGGCAATGACAACGACGCCGATGACTGCTCCGAGGAACATCCACGCGGCGGGGTTGTGTGTGTGCAGTTCGGTGATGAGTGCCCAGCCGGCGATGAGCAAAGCCCCCATGAGGAGTGTCATGAGGGCCGTGCGGATGCTTCTGTGTGGGGTCATCTGTTTTCCCCTGTGCGGTAGTTGCGTTCGCAGATCCGGCAGCGTTTGGTGCCGTCGATGCTGGTGCGAATGTTGTCGGGTGTGAGTGGGTGGCGTCCGTTGCGGCACAGGGGCGTGTCGTCTGGGATGGGTGCGGGTTCGATGTCGAGGAGGCCGAACATGGCGCAGATCTCGGCGAGGTCTTCGTTGGGTACCCGACCGACTGCGTGCATCGCTGCGTACAGTTTCTGCTCCTCGGTCGTTTCGTACGTTTCGAGGGGCGTGTAGTCGAGGCGGAGCAGAACAGTCATGCGTAGTCCTTCACTGTCTGGATGACGAAGTACCTGCCCGTTGTCCTGAACAGTCGGTCGCAGGTGTCGTGGGCAAGCTCGAGGGTGGGTGCTGAGGAGTAGTAGGAGCCGGTTTTGCATTCCCGGATCTCGTACGGCATGACGGTCATCGACGCTGCCTCGCAACCCGCGGACTTGAGACATCCCGGACGAGCAGCGTGTACCCGTAGTCGAAGCAGACACGGCGTGCAGCGTCCTCGGTGGTCCAGGTGATGTGCGATTCCGGGGTGCGGCGGAAACCGTACTCAGGGTGCGGGGTCACCAAGTCACCCGAGCTTCCTTGGCGTACTCATGCGCCTGAACGAACAGTTCTTCTGCGGTGGACCCACTGCGCCAGTTCTCGTAACCATCTGAAGCCCACTGCTCGGCTGCGTCAATGTCGTCGATGAAGTAGTCGACGGTCGTGCCTGGCAAATAGTCCAGCAAGGTGCCGTAATATACGGCGCTCTTGACGAACGCTTCTTCCTGAATTCCTTGCAGGACGAGGTAGGTGTCGTAGCTATCTCTCACAGGACGGCGCTCCATTCGCGGGTGCGACGCAGAGACTCGGTCAGGCCGTACAGGCCAGACCAACCAATGAACCCGGCGTCGACGAGTTCACTGCGCCGGCTACGAACCGACTGCGGGGTGGGCAACACCTGCCCGGTGCGGATCGACCGTTGGATGTAGTGGCGGTAGATCTGATCGTCGGCGATGGGGCCGTGCTGGCGGACAATGTCGAGGACGGTCGCCTCAACCTCGGTCGGGCACCACACCGTCTCGGCAGCTTCGTGCGACGTGTCCGGGTTGGTTCTGCGGGATCTAGGCACGGTGGCCTACCTTCAGACGTGCGAGTTCGTCTCCGCTGATGGGGCTGTCGACGGCATACCATTTGAAGTGGTACTGCAGGTACATGACGAGGTGTCGGTAGGCGTTTCGCGTTTGGTAATCCATGTCCTTCTCCTCTGTGTGCTTGCGGTTACGTGAAAGCTGCGTGGGGTTCGGGTCGACACGCAGCTAGTGCCCGGCGCGGAATCGAACCGCGCTACGACCATCCGGGCTGCCCTTCGACGTCAACCGGCGTACCGGACCTACGGATTACGACGCCCCATAAGGCGAAACTTTGCTGCCGGGACATACCGGCCAGACTTTCCGCCGACCGCACCCCGCCCCTGCACCTGGCAGGCGGGTTCTCGGTCGTCTTATGTGTGCCAGCGGGTCGGAGCCGATCAGTGCATGACGGGCGTATCCGTTGGGTATGTGTTTGTGGCGCGCCAATTAGCGCCTTCCGTAGGCGCTGCATGACGGACGAAGTAGCTGTTTGGCTACGGTCTTTCGACGGGGAGTGCTGCTAGCCAGCGCTTGGCCTCGTCGGTGGGGATGATCGGCTTCTTCTTCGCCGGGTAGCTAGGAATGAGGTCGCCCTTGTTGATCGCTTCACGTACGGTCGTCTCGGAGAGGTCGACTGCTTTGGCGAAGTTGGGGATCGAGTAGGCGAGCTTGTCGAGCTGGGTGTCGCTCATGCTGCCTCCGTGAATAGTTGTGCGGGGGTGAAAGCAAAGAAGCCGCCGACTGTCACCAGTTCGGCGACGTTGAACTCGTGCGTGCCTTGGAGGCGTGCGTTCAGGTCGGCGATGGTGATGTCGGCGGCTTGCGCTACCTTGTGTCCATCGGTACCGGTCGCAGTCATGCGGGACTTGATGTCCTGGATGACTGTGGCGGTGTGGGTTCTTCTGCTCATATCTTGATCCTAATCCTCAAGATCTTGATAGTGCAAGCCCGTACGGCATCTTTTTTCAACAAATGTGGTGGACAACCCGGTACAGTTGATTAGTGCCAGCTACCAAAGAACAGATCAACCGCGCCCTAGGCCGCGAAATCAAAGCCGCCTACGTACGAGAGGGCATGACCGCAGAACAGGTTGCAACAGCAGCCAACTTCTCCACCGGAACCATGACCCGCATCCTCGCCGGCTCGGACATCCCCGTCTCTCGCCTCTACCTGATTGCGGACGCCATTGGTGTCAGCCCGGTCTCGTTGGTGGAGGCGGCTGTGAAACGAGCTGAGCAAGATGGGTAGACACACGAAAGCGCCCCACCTCGGATGAGGTGGGGCGCTTTTAATTGACCAGGTTGAAGGGCCAGGTGGTCAGCCTGCCTAGACAGTTGCTACGTTCACCCGACTGGATACAGGATCGCGCATTCGCCCCTCGTACTGCCCCGGGAGTCGAACCCAGGCTGAGACCGTCACAGCTTGTTGCTAGATCTAGGCGGCGATTAGTAATTCTCAATTGGTCGACACTCGCAGACGATCATTGCGGTTCTCCTCAATCAGGTCTGCCGCGTACAGCACAGTGTGAATCTGCCCGTTTGTGGGCAAGGTGGAAGCGATCTCCCGCAACTCGGTCACCAGGTCACTCATTGAGTTGCCTCTTTCTTCTCACGACCGTCCAGTGAGTGGTGAACGATTAGCCAGCCGTAGCTGCCGTCGTCTCGCGGGACAGCTTCGGTGGTCGGGCCGCATGGGCAGTCGCCACCATCGGTGTCGTGTTCTATGAGATCGTCGGATGGGTATGTGTGCAAGATGTCGTTCACAGCCCCGCCTTCCAGCATGAGCATGGGTAGAACTCGTCGACGTTGGCCATCGTTCCTGACGCGCAGCCGACGCCGTGTGGTGCGTCCCCGATCTGCTGGTCTTTTTGACGCGCGTAGGCTAGCGCTTCCTCACGTTTGACAACTGCTTCCTCGTACTCAACTATCGGAACCGTGTCACGATCCCGCAAATCATCGTCCGTGAGAGCCTTGCGGGCTTTCTGTAGTTCGGTAATAAGACTGAGAACGTATTCGCGAACCAGCCCATGACTGTGGGTGTCTTCCTCGCCCTGCTTGTCCGCGTTGTACCAATCGATCCATGCTTGATACGCGGCCACAAGATCCACTCCGCCGGGTGCGGCAAACTGGTTCCAATCAAAAGCAAGTTGTTGTTGCGCTTGGTCTCGTTCAGTGGTCACATCGGCGAGTCGAGTGAGTGCGAGCTTGACCTCGTACGCAGAAAACTGCCACGACTCCGGGTTGTCCTGGCCTAGCCGTTCAGCGTTTTCGACGAGTAGGTCCCACTCAGTGTCAGGCGTGGTGTCGGTCATGCGATGCTCAGCTTTCCGTCTGTTGCGACATTTAGAGTTCCGTCAAGTGAGAACACGGATTTAGCGTCTGCGAGGGTGTCTACGCTTTCCCAGCAGAAGCAGTACTGCGAAACGGACCAACGGTTCACCCCTCCGCAAACGAAACAATCGGTGTCCGGGCATGAGGTGCAGTTCGTTGGTTGCGGCGACCCGGCAGGGAACTCAGTGCCACAACCAAGACACAACACGAGGGCGGTCATGCGGTGGCCTCGGAGCGGTATGGGTTCGCGCTGACGTCAGGAGAGATTTCCCCCGTGGCGTGACGAACTCCTTCGCGCCAAGCTTGGGCCACTCGCGCTTCTGCCCGGTCGGCCCTGTCACGCTCGGCAGCGAGGGCGTCCTCGAGTTCGCGCCATTCCCTGAGCAGGTAGTCGCCGTAGCAACCGCTACCACCCCAGCCGGGCGTGCTCGGACTGTGCCGGATTTCGCCACCACGACCATTTGGTGTGCGTTCGAGATCGCGTTCAATTCCGTGGATGGTCATCGAGAACGGTTTGGGCGTCTTTTCGGTAGACTGCATGACAGCCCCTCTCTGGTAGGTCAGTTGATGGGGTGAGGCCAGATCAGTGCTACCTGATCTGGCCTTTCTTGTTTGGCTAGTCTATCCCCAAATGTGGTGAATCGGCGGTCGGATTTGAGGTTAGGAACTGCTGTGACATCTTGACCATCGCAGCCCGCAACTGGTCCTTGTTTCCCCGCGATCGGTACTTGCGACTCATGGCAACTGTCGAGTGGCCAACAATCTCCATGATCAGTTCTTCACGGACTTCGGCTTCGTAGAGGAGGTCGACGGTTGCGTGACGTGCGTCGTGGAGGCGCGCATCGGGAACACCGGCACGTTTCAGTGCGGCGTGCCAGGCTTTATTGTCCCGTGATGGGTCGAGTGGCCCGCCGTCGAGTTCGAGCTGACCTGTTTTGCGATTCAGTTGCGGGTCGGCAGTCCAGACGAGACCGTGCGGGTTCGGCTCGGAAAGGGACGCTTCGATACGACGCTCGAGGATGGACTTGAGCGGGTCGACAAGGGGCACGATGCGCCAGCCGGCAGAGGACTTGGGCCGGGACAGCCACAGCCCGCCCTCAAGATGCCGGTATTCACGGTCGATGGGTGCTTCGAGGTGACGTTGGGGGCAACGTGCACCTTGGCTGTACTCGCAGGCGGGCTTGCCGCTCTCGAGCTTCTCGCAACCGTGGGACCAACTGAACCGCTGCAACTGCCAGGACAGGTCGAGGACGTCGGACACGCGGTCGATTTCGAGGCCGATGAGTTCACCCTGACGCGCACCAGTCAGGAGAGCGGCGGCAATGCGCGACCCGAGGCGGTCCTGTGAGACGGTCTGCATGATCTGGATGCCGTGGTCAGCGTTTAGGGTGACCAGTTCGGTGCGTGCACGTTTGGGGGCATCGACCATCGTGGCGATGTTCCGGGTTGCGTGGCCTTCACGTACGGCGTCACGGAGCGCAATGGACAGGACACGGTGCGCTTGGCTTGCGGTCGTGGGGGATAGTCCTTGGTCGGTGACGTAGCGGTGCATCTGACGCACATGTTCAGCCGACAGTTTGTCGAGACGGTACTTTCCAATACTGGGGATGATGTACTGCTCAAGCATTGTCCGGTACACGGCAATAGTCTTCGGTGCGATGCGGGGTGCCTGGATGTCCCTGAACCAGTGCCGCAACCACACCTCGAGCCGCATCGACGAGGTGGGCATGTCACCGTTCTCAGACAGGTCCTTCTGCATCTTGACGAGTTTGTCGCGGGCAACCTTCTTGTCTTTCGACCTGATTACCTTTCGCCGGCGCTTTCCATTCTTCGGGGGCAGCTCGACGGTCGCGGTCCAGAAACCGCGGGCATCCTTGAAGAGCGCCCCTTCACCCTGACCTCGGCCCATCTTGGTTCTCCTTCTTGTACTGCTTACTGTCTGCGTTGCCGTTGGCCCAGTCCCCATTGACTGGTGCGGATCTTCTGTTCGTGCCGTGCATGGTGGTGCTTCTTGACTTTCGGTGCCTTGCCTAGGCGTGGTGAAGGTTCTTGCCGTGAAGGGTGCCGATGCGCACGACCCTGTAGGGGTACGGTGCGTTAGGGTCGGCGGCGTTGAGCTTTGCGGCGCACTCCTGGGCGTCGCTCTCCATTTTGAAAGCGCCTCGGGTGTAGTGGTCCGTGTCGCCGTTGATCGGCTCCTCCACGGCGTACTCGAGGAGGGAACAGGCGTACTGGTGAGTGGTGTTGGTTTCGCTCATTTTCTTCTCCGGTTCATCGGTTTTCGTCGTGGGGGGCATTGTCAGTTTTTGGGTGCCGGCGCATGTATTCGCGTTGAACACGGTCCGCTAGGCGAAGCATGTTGCTCGGTGCGATCACATAAGCGTGTCCCTGGTTCGGGAGGCCGCGTCCCCGTGCCCGCATCCCGGCAATGACGCCATGCCTGTAGGACCAGGACACTTGCTCGGCATCGAACGTTTTCGGCACACTAATAGACCCACTTTTTGTTGCCTGGGCGCTCATTTTCTTCTCCGGTTCATCGGTGTTCCTCGTGGGGGTGGTTAGGGGCAGGCTGGGTCACTTTCAGCATCTGGTGATCGGTGTTCCCAACATGGGAAAGGGCTCGCGTATCTGTCGTGCAAGTCACGCCGCAGTCTTTACAGATGTAGCGAAACTCGGTCATCTTCTTCTCCAAAACACTTGTGCTTGCTCCTGCGGGGGATTAGTGGCTCTGAGCGAGTTGCCATGCTGCGGTTGGGTCGTAACCGTCGATGCGGAACGGCCCGTCCTGCATGCACGCTCCGCAGCAGGGCCGGAACATAGCCATTGAGCAAGCTGCGTCACACACGCCGCATGCACAGCCAGGAGCCAATTCTTCGGTCACTTGCTTCTCCAAAACATTCGTGCAATCTCCTGCGGGGGTTAATTTGGCGTGTAGCCGCTTGGTGTAGCCAGCGACTAAATTCCGGGCGGTCTCGCACCGGCACATTTGCAACCATATCACCCAGATCCGACTATTTGTCAACCATATCTGCGGAATCCGTATGACTCTTAATCAGTGGGTTCTCGGTTC